ATATCGGTAAGGGTAAGAAAAATCGAGCATACCAAAAACATTCATGTTCTGTTCCAACAGACTCGGCTAATATTATATTTCTTGAAACTAATTTATCCGATATAGGCTCACTTGCACTCGAACGACGTATGATTAGCTGGTATGGAAGAAAAGATCTAGGAACCGGTATATTACTTAATAGAACAGATGGCGGCGATGGCGCATCGAATCGTTCTATAGAAGCTAAACAAAAACAATCGGATAAGATGAAAGGCAGAACGAGTCCTAAACTAGGAATTCCAACCGGGCGCAAGTTAGTGTATTCCGATGAAGCAAAGCAAAAAATGTCTATTGCTAAATTAGGAAAGGCACGGGCGGCATTTACTGCCGAAACTAAAGAAAAAATGTCAAAATCAGGTAAGGGCAGAATCTTTACAGGCCAGCACCGCGAAAAATTAGCAGAATCTAATAGAAAAAGATGGGCTGCAATTAAAACTGCGAGTTCTGCTTAACACTAAATAAACTGAATAGTTAGTGTTTATACGGAACCCAATGGAAGATAGTTACAAGAATTTATTAGATCAATACCCGTTTTTAAGTTATCTTACCTATGGCGGCAATGAATATATAGGCATCATACAGAACAGTGATGAAATTATCACTACTATCTATGACTATGCCTTACTAAAGACTCTAGACCAAAAAGGTCGTTATTTAGAACTAGCAGATCAGTGGTGGTGGGAAAGTAATAGATTAATACCGATCAATGTGTTTTTAAAACAGGATTGGATAGAGTTTAGAGTTTGCTTAAAGACATTCAACAGCAAGGACGTAATTATACAGCACGGTCCTTATATCAGTCTTAAAGAAATTGCAAACAAACGCAGTAAGCGTCGTAGTATTACCTTAGTTAGGAAGATGTAAGTAAGTTAAGGTTTATCACAACCAATTGCGAATACGCAATCGAATGACTTTTCTTAAAGTAATAAGTATCATCTGCAGGTCGATCCCAAACAGTTTCTGCAACTTCCTTCCAAGTCTTACCAGCTAAGTGTCTTTTTGCAGGACGTATAATAGCCAAGAACATAGCCAGTCTAGCAATAGTGTCCACAGGTTCGGGCATCTGTAATAACAGATCATAGTGCCCATTAACATGCATTAGTTTTGCACAGACTTCTGGATCATATAATCGAGCCCAATCCGGCTCTCGCATCAACTCTATTAGGTGAGTTTCGTCACGTACCTGCTTGTATAGATTTACATTAAGAAAGTCTAATTTAACATAGCCACGGTCTTCAGCTACATCATAGTCTAAACTTGCCTGTCCGGTAAATGGATCTTGCGGAATGTCCGTTACATAGATTCCAGACGCATGTTTTCGAAAATTACCATTGGTTAGTATGCTCGCAGGTACATGATCTATTAAATTCAATATCTCTGTTCGGTCGGCAAAATCTATATCTATATCACTTTTAAATTTCATAGTCGTTCTACTCTCATACCAGGCATGTCAGCAAATGGATCCTGTGGCTGTTGTTTAGCATCATGCAACTCTCCAACTTGCTTTTCTATTTTATCCACGGCAAATTTCATCAATAGTAGTTCAGTTTGTACATTGACCAAATCACCTTTAATTTCATGTAACAGATCACGCAGTTCTTGGTCAATCATAAGCCTGCCGCCTTTAAGATCATCTTGATCCATTCGGTATCAGCTACATAGTCTTTGAATCGACGTTGCCAATGGTCTGGGTCAATCCAACTAATAATAATAGCTATCTGTTCTTCACTCAATGAATCTAAAAAAGCAATACCCGAATCACAGTTGTAAACAACCCAAGGGCTAATACGGCCGTTGGCTATATGATGGCAGATTCTATTACTGTTGCCACTTTGAAAATATCCGCTGAGTCCTTGTTTAATTTCTGGATGTTCATCCACATACTCCTGCATTTCAATTAATGCACGTTCCAATGCGTCTTGTGCCGCTTCACGCTTTAGATACTGATGTAAGTATTCTACATATATTGCTTCATGTGACCATTGATCAAGTTTTTTGTTTTGTTTGATAACCCAGTCAATAAATGCACGTGGATTAACAGCACGTATAGCCTGCATGTGCCGCCCAAATGCCACAAATGCCAAATAGTATGGACTAGCGACAAAGTCTGCGTAGCTTTTTAGTTTTGCACTGCCCTGTGTTACTTCAAAGAAGCGTAGGTATGCTTGAAGTCCAAACTGCACACCCATTTCTTTTTCTTGTTGCCAGCGACGTTTGGGCTCACACTGATGCGCCGCAAGTGTTGAAAGTTTACGAAAAGATTTTTGGCAATATTTACAAATAGCAGTTTCTGTTGTCATATTTTTGTCTTTATTTTCTTGCCAAACTTTAATTATTTGATCTATCATTGTTTATTTATTGCTCATCTATGCGACATAAATACTATTAAAGGATTTTATATGTTTTTACAAAACAAATACACTATATGGTATAATAACATTATTAGTAATGCTATGTCAAGAACTTTGCCTGCAAGTATCTATACTGAAAAACATCATATAGTACCAAAATGCCTTGGTGGGGCTGATTCAAAATTAAATATAGTTAAACTTACTGCTAAAGAACACTTTATTTGTCATTTATTACTAACAAAAATGTTAGATGGTATCAACAAACATAAAATGATTTATGCCGCTAATAGATTATTATGTATTAGTAAAAACCACCAACGTTACAAAATTAATTCAACTACCTACCAATATCTTAAAGAAAAAGTAAGCACAGCAAGATCTATAGATCAAAAAGGAAAACCACAAACTATAGAATCTAACAAAAAACGGTCTGCTACATTAAGAGGCAGAAAAACTTACACAAGAACACCTGAAATTATTGCAAAGATGCAAGCTACTAAAAAAGCAAATCCTCAAGTTCCTTGGAATAAAGGAAAAACAACTCCACAAAAAGGAAAAACCTACGAAGAAATTTACGGAGAGCAAAAAGCCCAAAAACTTAAAAAGTGCCGATCAGATTCAATGTTAGGAAGGAAAATCTCCGAACAAACTAAGGGCATTTGGTCCCTTAATCGCAAAGGTAAAAGAACTCTGTCAGAAAATTCAAATGCAACTCCGGTAACTATTAATGGTGTGCTGTATGGTTCAAAATTAGAAGCATGCAATGATCTTAATTTATCACTGTATAAATTAAACAAATTAATATCTTAAAGCTCGGCTTTGATTTGCTTATCGTCAAGTCCAAGTTCTCTTGCCAGGCGTTCAATATCTCTTTTATCATTTATTTGCGCTAACAGATCAATTTCATCTTGTTTAAGGGTTGGATATAATTTTGCTAAAAACTTCTGTGCTTTGTTATTGCCTTCTTTCTTTTTAGTACCTTGCCAATAATGATGTTGCTTGCCCATTGCAGGACTAACTGAAGTGCATAATAACCATTGTAGTTTAGGATGCTTGTTTAGATCAAAGAAATTTTTGTTTACACGATCATTGGTGGCCATTAGATAATATGCCTGTAGATCACTTGATCCAGCAACACTAGCACCATAGCGCAACATTAGATATGTACTGAACTTTTTCTTTTCTTCATCAGTAAACTTGTCATAGTATGCACGATCTTTACGATCAAATGCTGCCATTTCATTACCAATGTAAAGTGGATCGTTATAGTCTACAGCCATTATTTGCCTTTGCGTAGGTAGTTAAGCATTTGATTAACGCTCTGTTGCATATCAGCGTACTTGCTTTTTAGGCTTTGTATTTCTGCATGTTGTTTGTCTACCAGATGCATTAATCGTTCAAGCGTTATAGTTTGTTCGCGTAGTTTTTTGTCTTGACTTAGTAGGTTAGGGCGAGGCGGAGCATTAGGATCTACCGCACGTTTTTTCTTTTGTTTAAATTGTAGTGGATTAAACATCTTTATATTCCTTGCTTAACTTATATATCATTATAGCATGATCTAGTACTGATTGTAAAGCGATATTTGTTTCAGCAGCGCGACGAATTTCTCCCCACATTTTACTGTCCATTAGATGTTCACGCAACGGACGGCCATCATAGGTTCTAAGGTCTATATCTTCGTACATCATGTCATCTGTAATTAAGTCAGGATTAATTTCTACCATATTTTACTGTAGTCCACTACTTCGCTTTGACGACTGATATCTTTGATAAAATAAGCACATAAAGGATTTTCGCCTTCTGTGATAGGCACTGCCAACATCTGTCCGGGTTTAAGTTTAGGAAAGTACCATTTAACATCTTGGTAGATGTCTACAATCTCAATTGGATGAAACTCAGGTTTATAGCTGCCCATTGGGTTAAATGCAAACACACTAAACCCACGATCGTTGATTGATGTTAAAGGAATGACTTCCAAATCACCAAAGTCTGGCTCACCAATAAGCACCTGCCAGTCCACAGGCATTTTTACCAAATTACCACCAATGTTTAATACCAGTGCCGGACTGTTAAAACTTTCTAAGAAAATAAGTGGAATAAAGAAGTAGTCTGGATTCTTTGGATCACTGTTGTCTAAAATAGCAAATCGTAGATCATCTACCTCATCAGGGATCTCGTTCATTTCGTACGCGGTGTTTTCTAAGGTGAGGATGTGAATTTTAATGCTCCTTGATTAATTATTTCCATTCTGTTTTTTCTATTGCATAAGGATATGAGGCCTCGGAATAGAATTTCTTTCTGACTGTAAGATGCCGTTTAGCAAACTTACAAGTTGATGTTACGTCCCAGATTTGGACGAAGTCCTTGTCTTCCGCTTTGCGAATGCCACGTCCGATACTCTGGATGACTCTAACAAAAGATTTACCAGGCTCAATGAGCACAAGGTTAAAAACACGAGGAATATTGATGCCGACAGCAGCAACACCATAAGTGGCAACAGCAACAAAGTTATCACTGGTTGCAAACTCATCATAACTGTCTTTTCTATCATTTGCTTTTGTTCCTCCTGATACAAACACTGCATCTTTGACCAAGTCAACTAATGCCTTGCCTGGAGCAATTCTATCAACTAATACAAGTGTGTTGCCAGTTAATCTAATACGCTCTATCATTTTACTTATGTAATTGATACGACTATCGGTCTCTAATAGATATTTTAACTCGCTTTGATAATCTTTATATTCAACGTGATCAATTAGTTGTACAACGTTTACGTGACAGTTAGCAAGTACACCCTGGTCTTGTAATTCGCTGGCACTTAATCTGCCTAATACCTCACCTAATGAACACTTTAGAGCCATAAACTCGTACATTTCTTTAGGTATTGTACCAGTTAAGCCCCACCTAATAGGAATGTGTGCCATAACACTAGTAAGTAGTGTTTTAAGTGCATCTGCTTTGGCCATGTGTACTTCATCAACCATTACACAAACAACACCTTCTAAAAATTCCATTATGGTAATGTCTGCTTCGTGTGCTTTGGTATTTTTAAGCAGGATGTTTAGACTTTGCCAAGTACAAATAGTATGTGTATGTCCAAACTCTTTACGGTCGCCAAAGTACACGCCAACATCTAGGCCTAGGTTAATATAGTCTGCTTCAGTTTGTGTAACTAAACTTTTGTTCGGTACAATAACAATGGTACGACCATGCGGTTCGCAACTCCAACTCAATGCGGCTGTGATCAGTGTTTTACCTGCACCCGTGGCAATCTCCTGTAGACATTGTGGGTTGGCCAAGAACTTGTTGATAATTTCAATTTGATAGTCACGTAGCACCACAGGTTCGCCTGCAATAGGATGTTTAGCAGGCCAAACTTTGTCTGCAAACGTAGCTTCTGACACTTGAGTAAATTCGAACTGTGTAGGATAATCACGCAGATCATCCAACTCAATATCATACCCACGTTCATCTAAGTAGGGCAAGATCTCTGGTAGTAGGTTAGTATATGTGCTACCACCTAACTGAGCGTAGGCTATTTTGCCATCCCATCGGCCTAAACGAACTGCTGGCAAGTAACGTGCACCTGGAATTTCGTATTTGAATTTATTAACAAGATACTTTCTATCGTGTAAATCTAATCCAATTAATTTACAGTTAACTTCGTCTTTGATTTGTATTATACACTTTGCCATTTATTTTCCTTATAGTATATAATAGCAAATGTACTCAATGAATGTCAACTATATTTGATAAATAATAGTGTAGTTCGCGGAACGCCAATTCCCAACTACTCTAACATAAAAGGACTATGTCAGCAAATGTATTTACACAACAAGTATACCCGTTGGTACAATTCTATTATTACCAAAGCTCAGCATCGGGTATTACCAAAAACATTATATACCGAAACCCATCATATTATTCCAAAATCTTTAGGAGGCAACAATACTAAAGATAATTTAGTCAGACTTACAGCAAGAGAGCACTACGTCTGCCATGTACTACTAATCAAAATGTTGTCCGAGAAAGAATTAAAAAGAAAGATGCAGTTTGCATTAAATTCATTTCGTAGGACAAGTAGTAACCAACAAAGATTAATTCTAAATTCTAAACAGTATGAATTTATACGCAAACAAGTATCACAAGCAAGAAGTGAAGCAAACAAAGGCAATAAATTTGGAGTTGGCAGAATTGTATCAGCAGAGACTCGGGCAAAAATGTCTGCTTCAAACAAAGGAATAAAGAAGCGACCACGTACATCAACAGAAAAACTATTAATAAGCCAGCAACATTTTGGCAAGACACTTAGCGAAGAAACTAAACAAAAAATGCGAAAACCAAAGCCGTTAGGGCACGGCGATAATGTACGAAAGGCAAATTTAGGTAAGAAATTGTCAGAAGAAACTAAACGAAAAATTTCAGACGCACACAAAAAAAGAAACGCCGTTTAGTTATTTTCTCTTAGTAGGGTATTACAAAGGTAAATTACCTTTTCTGCTCTATTGAGCCATTCCATACGTTTGCCGCCAACCATTAGTTCCTGTGTACTAACCAACAACGGAACATCATAATCCCATGTTGCAGGAATCTTGTTAGCATATACTACTTTAACATCATGTATGTTATAATCGCTAGTCTTAGTTTTACCAGATGTATTAAACCGTACTATGTCTGTTTCATCAAAGCGTGATAGATCTACACCTTTTAATCCCGGATCATATATACACACCGGATATCGATTGGTTATCTCTGCATAGCTAAAGATCAAATCCAGTGCGCCATCCTGTGGTACTACATGTGTGTTGCGCTGATCTTTAAAGATATCTAACAGTGCTGGACGAACTATGTTCTCATCGTAGGTATATCCCAAGACCCCCGAATAGTCAATAAGTTTAATACCGTTTTCTAGGCCAAATCCGCCCAATCGTTCGTTTACATAATCGATCAGACTCTCAGCAGCATTGGTAATTGTATAGCCACTGGCGGTTCTCACCAGTTTGATTTCGTATGGAGTTTGTTCACAACTAAGAATCTGATCCATTAGATTAGTAATCAAAGGATCTATTTCAAAGTTATAAGTTGATCCCCAGGTAACAGCCCAATTAATGTTGGCTTCAGTTAGGCCAAACCACCAAACCTTTTCTTCATTGTCCCATCGAGTGCTGCCTTGGCTTGTTTTCTTATATTCTTGCAGGCTATCTATTAGGCCACGGTCATAGGGAAAGCGTATACCTATACGTTGATCATCTAACCAAATTTTACGTGTCCGATCTAATTTGCGTACTGGTAGTCGAAATTGAGGAACTTCAACTGCGGTTACATCTACATTTATTTTAGCAAATTGTCTACGATATTTGAGTACCAATCTCACACATAAATCTGCCTGACGATCTGTTAAGGCTCCACCAAATATAGTGTGAGAGCTCATACTATCTACAATCTGTATATCGTAGCGAGCCAGACTAAAGTTATACTTAGACATTGGTTGCACAAACAAAGCAGTATTGCCAGGCTCGTATCCTGCTAGCAGTTCTAGATAATCTTCGACGTGTTGATAGCTTAACATATAATTAGTATATGATAAAAAAAATATGTTGTCAACTTATTTAAAGCTCTGCCAACC